GTTCGATCGCGCTAGGACCACCATCGAGACGACATTCTCCCATGACAGCCTCGTGAGGTTTGTTGATAGTGCTATGCGCGATGAGGTTGACGGGTTCAGGCTCAACTGGGATGCAAGCCCAGGCCTGCCCTTCATCATGTCGTGCAAAGACACTAAGCAAGCTGTCGAGATGTATGGGCCTCTTTTGCCTGGTATGGCTGTACAAATGGTAGATAAGTTGTGTACAAAGACCATAGAAGAGTTGCGGGCCATGAGCCCGGTCGATTTGGTACAGCAGGGGTTTGCTTACCCGGTGCGGTTGTTCCCAAAGAAGGAGCCACACAAGGTTAGCAAGCTTCAAGCTGGCCGCGTCAGGTTGATTCATAATGTCGACTTGCTGACGCGCCTGATCGAAGCTTGGATCACGCACCGGCTGCATCAAGCGGAGACGGAGTACATGCGGTGGTGGCTCGAAGAAGCGCCACCCGGCACCCCGCCCCCGCCTAATGCCGCTGGAATGCCATGGACGGATGAGGCGTTGCAAGCGTTCAAAGAGCGCATGGAGCACCTTTGCCCAGATGGCGTGCGTTGCACCGATGTTGGTGCGTTTGACTTCACCAAGATGTTGTCGGCGCAGCTCATTGGCACGGCGTGCGTGGCCCAAGCCGCTTGCCTAGATACGAAACTGACTCATGTCTTGCTTGCGCTCAACGTCGTTATGGCCAAGCCACTGTACGTGTTGCCTGATGGAAAGGTGTGCGTGCAGTTGCGGGCCGGGGGCGAGCGCAGTGGATGTTATGGCACCACTTCCAATAATAGTGCCGTGCGTAACGTTTACGAGTTAGCCATGACCGAGCCGGGTCAAGTTCGAGCTTTCATTGCGTATGGGGATGACTCTGCTGGCAACACCAGCGAGCCCTGCACCTTTGTCAAGGTCACTGACCCTGGGTTGCCCGAAGGCCAATGGGAGTTTTGTTCTAGGTTGTTTCAGCCTGACCAACCTGCTTACATGCAGCGAATGTCCAAGGCTTTGTATAGACTTTTGTCCACTGAACCTGACCCCACGCTGTTGCTGCAATTCAAGTATGAGTTGAGGCATCATCCGTGGTTGGGGGATGTGTTGACGGCGTTGGACCGCGTTGGGTATTCGGAGAAAGCCCGACAGCGTGTTCTCGCTGGCAACAAGGACTTGTACACGACCATCGTTGGCACGGTGCTCGGCGCTGACAATGTTGTGCTTGCGGAAAGCGAGTTGCTGCAGGGTCAAGCCGAGGAGTATGTGGAACAGGCTGGGTTTGGTGACTTCATCTTGTATGGGGACATCGAGCACCTGGATACGCATTACTCGACCATGCCGCTTGTCATTAACCACTGCAATTACATGGATAGCCGCAACTTCACCAGCTCACCCTCGTTGGCCCCTCTCCTGACGTTGTTCGACACCGTCAGTGACGGAGACACAGATTTGAGGTTGGATTGGGGAAGGTTGCGTGACTGGTGTTCTCAGGCATTGCTTGCTGGGTTCCCAGACGATACGATTTTCGAGTTGTATTTCTGGGTGGGTAACGATGATAATACGTTTGATTCGGAGCCGCCTGGCAAGGCCATCGACTTGCACAATGCATTGTTGATTGAGACTATATTTAGCTCGTGGCTGGAGTTCGCTCACATGCCTGAGGACCAGTTGCACTTCGCGCTCGATGGGAA